GATCGTTTACCAGGATGTCCGCAAAATACGAACCAACAAGAATATCATTTTGTTTTAAAAATTTATCTGCCGATTGCTTTGCTTCTATTCCGCCCGGAAAATGGGAGCCGAACGAATTGGGATTGCCGCCGGAATGTCCAGTCACGGCGCTGGGTTTTGATAATAATATACTGTATTTATTGTCACCGCGCGGCACACTGGTACCTATGACGTCCAAGTCTGCCGGGCAATCCGATTTGGAATTTATGTTTGGGGGCCGGATAAAATATATGTTTTGGGCCTGGCCGGCCCGATATAAAAACGGCGAAATTAACACCGGGCGTTTTGCCAGCGAAGCGGCGCGGCGGTGCTTAATCGATGCGTGTAGTTATAAAGGTGCCTGGTCGCCTAAGGACAGGTTTCGCGGGCGCGGGGCCAGTTTGAATGAATACGGCCAAATGGTGTTTCATGGGGGCAATGCTATTTATGTGAATGGTTATACAGATTTGCCAGAAAAACCCGGCGAGATTGGCCGGTTTTTGTATCCGGCTTTGGAGCCTGGGCCAAAACCGTGGGGCAATGCTGAACCGGCGGATATGTACGGTGCGGCACGGCAGATTTATGAATATATATTGACCTGGAGCTGGGACCGGGGCGCACTTGATGCGCGGCTTTATGTGGCCTGGATCGGGTGCGCTGGGCTGGCGGCCACATATTGCCGTAACCGGTGATAAATCAACCGGGAAATCCACCTTGCACGAACTGACCGAGCACGTGATGGGGGCTAATATTGTCCGGACTTCCGATACGACGGCGGCGGGGATTTACCAAAGTCTTAAACACGATACCATTGCCGTTTTGTACGACGAAGCCGAGGGCAGTGAAGACGATCGGGCCGTACAGGCGGTGATCAATCTGTTAATCACGGCATCTTCGGGTAGTAAAATCCTGCGGGGTGGTGCCGAGCATAATCATGTGGAATTTATATTGCGGTCATGTTTTATGCTGTCAGCGGTGAATTTGCCCAGTTTAAAGCCAACGGCCCGGTCGCGAATTGCCATATTAGATTTGCAGCCATTTGCCCAAGGCAGTCAAGCCCCGGAATTTAATGTTGCTGCTCTGGCGGAAAATGGCCGTAAAATGATGCGGCGGATTATGGACAATTGGGATAATTTAAACAAAGCCATCACCATTTTCAGGAACGGTTTAATTAACGGCTTGCAAGTTGATAGCCGGTTTGGGGATCAGTACGGGACATTGGCGGGCATGTGGTTTATTTTGACCCGAGATGGTCTGCCGGACGCCGGGGATGTTAAAGACTGGGTCTCGCACTTACAATCTATGTCTGAGCGTGAAAAGGCGCAAAATGTTGATAATTGGCGCGGATGTCTAGATCATTTAATCGAAACCCCGATTGGTTTGTGGAGCAATAAAACCTATCGGTCGGTGCGGGCTTTATTGGTGCGCTATTACCAACCTGGGCCAGAGGCTGACCGGCTTGAATTTGCGGGTATTCGTGACCAATTGGCGGAAATCGGGCTGGGTATTGTCAAGCCAAACGGGATATTGTCCCGGAAAACCAATTTTTTGTTCATCCCGTCCAAACATGCGGCTTTGCGCGAGGTTTTTGCCCGCTCGGCCTGGAAGAGCGGCGCGGCGGACCGGGGGGTATGGAGCGCGGCCTTAAAACGGGCACCAAGCGAAGTGCGCAGTAAACAGGGCAGTGCGCGGATCGGCGGTAAAGTTTCCTGGGGGACGATGATCCGGGTTTCGGCGTTTATCGAGTTTGAGGGGCAGGATTGATGTTTACATATGAGCCAGGTGTGATGCATCTTACTAAAACACTACGACAGGCTTCCGAGGCCAATGAATGGCGCATGGATCCGAAACAAAACTCGAAATTAGAGTATTTTTGCCAGCAATATCCTCATGCTCGCGATTGTTTATTCGCGGCGCAGATTTTGCGGTGTTATGTTTTTCAGAGCTTAGAAACGGATAATAATTCTGCCCATACAGCTGTTTTTTTACAATCGGTTTCAAAAAAATCCGGCCTACGCCAGATTTTTAAAAATTTGGGTTTGCCGTGGCAATGGCGATTTATGGATTTATCAGTTAGAAATACTTTTTCTCTCCCCGTATTTTTATTTAGCTCCAATCTGTCACAACATCCATTCTTAAAAATTACTGATATCGGGCTTCGTAAAGGCGATCTTGCTCACAACCAAAGACTTACGGTCAATATCGAAACGGCTTTTACTTGTGTTCCTGATTGTACAATATTCGCCCGGTGGTTGGTCAATCTTCCCATATATTTAAACAATTCCGATGCTCAAGATTTATCGGATTATGCCCGGCATCGGATGGGCGAGGGTTTGCCTTGGCCAAAACAATGGACATTGGCCCAGGCAAAACGGGCAATGGATAAATGGCATGAGGATGCGGCCCAGGCTGATCTTGCCGGTTATGACGATGAGGTCGAGATTGTCCCGGAGGGGATTTGTCCGGTATTTAGTGTTATTACCAAAAGTAAATACCGGATTGATGCTAAGGTTTTGTTGACCCGGCGGCAATTGGCTTTGGAAAGCAAAATTATGCAGCATTGTGTTGGCCAAGATCATATGAAGTATCATAAAAAATGGGCGGCGGGGGCGGCTATATATTTGCATTTGGAAACTGTGGAATTGGATAAAGACGGCGCGGAAATTGGGGCGGGACATGGATTTACATTGGAAATGTATCGGCAGCGGGTGGAAATGGAGCGGCAATGGGCACCAACCCAAATCCGGGGAAAATTCAATGCGTCCGCGCCGTCATGGCTTAGGAATACTGTCAAGACCGGTGCGTTTTATGATGTTCTGATGAGTAAAAAGCAAAAATTTGCCCCACTTAAACAGACTTTGAAAGGCGAACATAATGGTAGCAATTAACTTTAGTAAATTTGTTGATAAAGTGGCGGACGGGACGAAGCGGCAAACAATTCGGGCGTCTGATCGGGGCGGGTGTAAAGCTCCAGCTTTATACCGGGATGCGGACAAAGGCTTGTCGCAAGTTGGTTGATGTGGATCCGGTTTGTTTGAGTGTAGCGACTATAGCTATTGGTGATTATGGTATAATGCGTCGTTACCTTAATAAGCGCTGGATTTATAGCCCGCGACTAAATTTAGATAATCGGGCGGTCACACTCAATCATTTTGCAATTGCTGACGGATTTGAAAATTGGGCAGATATGCTCTCTTTTTTCGATAAAACCTATGGCCTGCCATTTAAGGGGGTTTTGATTAGATGGTAAAAGCTAATTGGAAAGCGTTGAATATTGAAGATGAGCCATTTTTTGTGCTTCAAGAATGTTTATCTGGGCGTTGGTTTTGGCAATTATCTATCGGTAGTAATCGTGATATAGTTGGCAGGTGGTTTGCATCGGAAGTGTTGGCTTTAGCAGATGCTTATAGTCACGGTATTGTTACCACACCATGAGTTATTTCGGTTCAAAAGGTGGCAATGGGGTTTGGCAACGGATTGTTGGCTCTATGCCGCCCCATGATGTTTATATTGAGCCGTTTTTGGGCTCGGGGCAGGTGATGTTGCGTAAGCCGCCTGCGGCGGTGCATGTCGGGATTGATATTGATGCGGATCTTGTGGCCGCCTATGACCGGGCATCCGGAGAAGAACTTATCCACGGGGATGCGTTTTTACTTCTGCCGGATTTGGTTAAAAAATATCTGGCAAATGATTTGTGTGTGTTGGTCTATATTGACGCGCCTTATCATTTGGAGACGCGGACATCTGATAAGCGGTATAAATATGATTTTGAGCACGGGGAGCATATGCGGCTACTTGCAATGGTGACGGCTTTGCCTTGTGATGTGATCCTGTCCCATTACCCGCACCCGTTTTACGACAAAGCGTTGGCGGATTGGCGGCGCTGGGAATTTACGGCTCCGACACGGGGCGGGCCGAGGCGCGAAGTTCTATATATGAATTACCCGGCCAGGGAACCATTTGCGGTCGATATGGTCGGTGCTGATCATGATTGCCGGCGGCGGATCAAGCGCAAGGCGGCCCGCTGGGCGCGGATGTTGGCGGATATGCCGCCAGGAGAGCGCCACGCGGTGTTTGCGGCTTGTTGTTTGGCTATGGTGTAAGTGTGGCCGGTCGGCCTGAAAATGGGAATTGCGTTCGGGAAAAAATTAAGGTCCTGGACCTGTTTGCGGGTATTGGCGGCGCAAGTTTTGGGCTTGAAAATACGGGCGGGTTTGAAACCGTCGCGTTTTGTGAAAAAGCGGATTATCCGCAAAAAATATTAAAAAAGCACTGGCCGGATGTAAAAATTTATGACGATATCACCAGTTTTAAATATCGCCAAGCCGTGGACTTGGTTACGGCGGGTTTCCCGTGTCAAGACATATCATTCGCGGGCAAGGGTGCCGGACTTGCCGGAAAACGTAGTGGATTGTTCTGGCACATCATTCGAACCCTTTGCGTGGTGGGACAGCCAAGACTTTTGTTGGAGAATGTGGCAGCGTTGCTTAATCGAGGAATGGGCCCTGTACTTGGAGCCTTGGCCGAGGTCGGGTATGATGCGGAATGGCATTGCATACCGTCGTCCGCCCTTGGTGCCGTTCATCAGAGGGATCGGCTTTGGCTATTGGCCGACTTTACCAAAGTGGACATGCTGTCCGCCGCAAAGCCTACGCTGGTGCACTCACGCAGAAAATTAAACAAACAGGGAAATCTCGGCGGGATGAGTTGGGCAGAATGTCTGGCTTGCAACGAGATAAATCCTACGCCCGAATTAGGCGAAGCGTTCATGCATTTCCCAACTGGGTGGACAGAATAGGGGTGCTCGGCAATGCAATGGATCCGCGAGTTGTGGAAATTATTGGATATGCTATTCTTGATTTTGAGGCCGGTCGGCCTGAAAACGGGCTGGGCGGGCGCGAAAACGCAAATAAATGAGGTTTCTCGTCGCACTAAAAGTTGACGGGCAGGGTGTTGGTGCTTGGCTGGACGTGAGGCGGGGTGTGCCATGGGATATGGTCAAGGCTGACCGGGCTTGTGGATAATAGTATTAACGTCATATGTTAAACTGACCTTTATGCTTGACTGGCCAGCCAGCTTTCGATGCTCCTGCTTTGATTGTATAGGTTGTTTGCGTGGCTCTGCACGCGGTTTAGCACTTGGGCTTTATTTTTGTCGGCTTTGGTGGGATTGTAATTGCCGGTGATCCCGTACCGCGTCCATCTGGCGTGGGTGGCGGCGGTAATGTCTAAAATCTTGCAGATTTGGGATTTGTTGTGGCCGGGTAAGCAGGTGGTGATCATATTGCCGTAGTCGGTGGCCGTCATGGCCGTATAGGATTTGTGGTTTGGTTTTTTGGGCTTGTTGTTCATGGTTTTGCCTTATAAATTGGGTTTGCGCGTCTGTCTTTGACGGGTGCGTCCGGGCGGTGGTGACTTGGTAATCTCCCCGCCCGGTTATCTCAAAATAGTTCTCGTTGCGCCCTTGCCGTGTCGTCCCATAGTCCGATTGTGCAGGGCTTTTGGGCTTGGCTCGATCGGAGGGGCTTTGCGGATGTGGTTTTGATGGTGTGGGCGTCCCTGGCGGTTTGAGTGCTGGGCGTGACTATTGGTTTGGGGCCGCCGAGCAAGATTTGCTCGACGGTTTCATGGCCAATGTTGATGGTTTCAGATTGAAGCATGATATATCTCTCCAAAAGTGCAATCCAGCCCGGTATTATCGGTAAAGTCTACCTGTAACATATCATTATATATATTTTCGCTTTTGGCGATTACTTTGTATTTTCCGCCCCAAATCCGGGAATATGTGATGTCGTACAAGTCTATCTGATTTAATTTTATTGATACGTGGTTTACATTATTTTTTGCAAATGCGCGGGGTAATTTAAAAGATAAACCGTTTGTTTCTCCCATTAATTTAGACGCTCCAGTCATTATAATGAACTTGCGACCGCCTAATTGATTTAATATAATTGTTGCTGTGCTATTACTAGTCATTTGGTAATCTCCTTTTGTGTTGACTTGGTAAGAGTGCTATAAAGAAAGCTTTTAGCAATGTCAAGGGAGTATTTGCAATAAAATGCATAGCATTGTTATTTGGTGCGCTCAAATATCCCCAACCCTCATTGAAAAGCGATAAGAATTGAAAATAAATTATTTTTCCTTTACCCCCACCCAATGACAGCTATAATGAGATTGAGCGAAAATAGACCAGTTTATTTTCTTACAGTGCGGGATTTTCATTACACTTAAACCCTTGAAATATAAGGGTTTTTAAATAATTCCTTACATACCTGACACCTTTCCTTACATGAAATATTGAGTTAAGTCATTGATTTTATTAATGATTTTATTGATTTTTGGCTTGTGTCAGGAATTTTAGGATTTACTCGCACATGCGAGAAAAAAGAGGGGATTTGCCCCCTTTTTCTCATGTGTGCGCGATGCAATTCCTTACATACCTTACACATCTCTAATATAGATATATGTGTAATGATTTCAATAGTTTAACATGTAAGGAATTGTGTCAGGAACCTGTAATGCGTGTAAGGTTTTAATTGTTGTGGTTCCCGTCGTACCAATGTTGGTTAACTGACGGCCCAGTTCCGGCTTGCTCTATGGTGCCTGCTTTGCCAGCAGGAATTAAATATTGCATAAATATTCGAAAATTGAAAATTCGGTGTCGCTTTACTCTGAAGTGCGGGGGGAGAGTTGATGCCTGTGGATTTTGAGGAAGTTGGGGCTGGCGGTACGGTTAAGGGTGCTGGCGGTGATATTGGGGCTTTGGTGAGTGTTGATCCGGATGCTGATTTGTTGGCGGATTTGTTTTCGTCGCAATTTGATGCTGAACCGCCAGGGAAGCGCGGGCCTGGGCGGCCAAGGGGCTCAAAGAACCGTATGACCAGCGATGTGGTGCGGGTGGCCAAGGCTAATTACCGCGATCAGTTGTTTACTCTGCTGGACATCGTGGCCATGACACCGAAGCAATTGCGCCGCGAATGGACGTTAAAGTCCAAGGATGCTGCTGATCTCTGGCTGAAAGCTTTGGCATTAAGCATGAAATATACACATCAGGCGCAACCCAGTGCGGTTGTGATCGCTGGTATCAACTTCCAGCCGGTCAATATTGATTTGGGTTTGTTCGCGGAAGATGCTGATAGTGATACGGATTTTGACCTGCAAATAAAAGATGCAATGAAATCAGTAGGTTACGCGGCCACCGCCCAAGCCGTCGCACAAGATGAGGTGGGGCATGATGAGTAAAAGTTTGATAACATTGAAACTTTTCACAAGAACCCAACGGATGGGGCATCCGTTGGGTTTCGCGCACGTAAGCAAACCACCCGCCCCATTCGCACCCCCCCACCCCCAAGACAGACCCGGCCCCTGCCGGGGTAAGGGAGCAACCGCAGGCGGCAACCCAAATTCTGACGTTTTTCAATTTGGAGGCATTACCTTTGGATGTGCGGCCCGCGATAATTTTTACTTATGGATTGGGGGTAGGGGGGTGGCGGCGTGTTAAATCAGCTTGGCCAAAGCCAATTACCTTTAGGCGGAACCGTCATGGCTCCACCGCCTGATGCTGTTGAGCGGGATATGGGAGTGTTTGCGGGGTATACCGCACCTGGGCCTGTGGCGCAGGCGTTTATCCATTCGAAAAAATCGGTTACTGGAATTATGGGACCGGTGGCTGGTGGCAAAACAATAGCCTCGCTTATGAAAGGGGTTAGAGTTACTGCGCGGCAGCCTATAGCAATCCATGATGGTGTCAAGCATTGCAAGATTGTGGCGGTCGCAGATACTTACGGCAATATTTGGGATAAGCTGTTGCCGTCTTTCAGGGATATGTGGCCAGAAGATGTGTACGGAAAAATTAAAGGTGCCACCAATAACAAGGCCGATGTTGAGCATTATTTTGCGGATAGCAAAGGCAATGGCAAATTGCACATCCATTGGCAGTTTCGCGCCATAGGTGACGGGCAGTCTCTTGCCAGTTTTATTGGTGGTTTACAGCCAACCTGTGTTTATCTTTACGAGGCCACTTTTTTGCCAGCAGGTGCGCTCGGTAAGCTGGCCCAGCGTTTGGGTCGTTGGCCGCCGGGTAATTGGTTCAAAGAGGGTGATTTCCCGCAAACATTTGTTTGGGCTGATTTCAATGCGCCCAATGAAACCCATGAGCTTTACCGCCGCCTTGCCCTTAATCCAGGCTCCGAAGATCAGTTGTTTGTTCAACCTTCCGGGTTTGCGCCCAATGCGGAGAATGTCGAGTATTTGCACGCAAATATTCACCCGGATTTTTACCGGAACCGGGCCGCGATGATGAATGATCCGGCAGAAATTGCCCGGATGATCGAAAACAAACCTGGCTATGACCGGACGGGGAAACCTGTCTATGCAAATTACGACGATCAGCAACATGCTGTCAGTGCGGAAATGAAGCCAGAACCGGGACAATTGGTCGTGGTCGGTATTGACGGCGGTTTATTGGCGGGCGCTTTATATGGTCAGCCAGATCGTAAGGAGCTTAACCGTATCCGGTTTATTGCCGAAGATGTGACAGAGCCGGGGACAACAAATTCGGCAGCGGAATTTGGGGCTCGTGTTAAGGCCAGGTTAGCCAGTGAGTTTGCCGGGTGTCCAGCGGTCGGGGTGGGTGATCCCACATTATGGCAAGCCAGCTCCGCCGCTGGTCATACAGAGATGGGCGATAAAAAAACCTGGATGTCAGAATTTATGAAAGCGTCTGGCCTGTATTGTATCCCTGCGCCGAGCAATAATTGGACCAAGAGGTATCATGCGGTCAATTGGCGTTTGTCAAAATTGCATCAAGGTTATCCGCTTTTTCAAATCAACAAAAGATGCGTCATGACCCGCGAGGGGTTTTTGGGCGGTTATCGGTTCAAGCGCACTGGAAGCGAGCTTGATGTTGGCTATAGCGACCGTCCCGACAAGACCGGGAAGTGGCGGCAATTTACCGAGCCACATGACGCGGTGCAATATGTTTGTTTGGCGGTTGACGGTGCGCCGGACGCCCTCAACCGGGCGTTGATGCGGGCGGTTGACCAGATGGGGCATAACCCCCGCCGTAAAGCCAAAGTTTATTTGTAGGAGAAAATTATGTCAGGATTATTTAAAACCCCGAAAGTTGAAGCGCCGGATATTGAGACCGCGCCAAGTCCTGGCGATGAGGCATCGCGCCGGGCGGCGGAGCTGGAGCGGCGCAAGCGGGGTAAAAGCGGGCGGACGGCGACGATCCTTAGTCAGGCCAGGCGTACTGGCCTGCCGTCTGCGGGCGGTGGAGCCGCCAAAGTGCCAACCCGCCCAACTATTTTTGGGAGATGATCATGGAAGCTATGACTATGGATCGCCCCGGCGGCGATATGACAAATGACAATGATCCAAACATTGGCAAGATAGATCAGGCTTTGCGCCGTTGGGAGGAAGCCAAATCCCAGCGTTTGCCTTATGAAGCGGATTGGCGGTATATTGCCCGTTGGTGTGCGCCGGATAAATTGGCCGCGGGGTATAAGCCAGAGGGTAGTAACCTCACCCATTATTTGCACGATATGAGCGCGGTGGATGCGGGGGAGCGTTCTGCGGCTTTGTTGTTTGGATATTTGTTCGGAGGCCGTGAACCATTTGCGGTGCCGCGTCTCCAGGGGCGCGATAAAACCAGTTATGCCGAAAATGTCTGGCTTGATACGGTGCGCGATACCATGCACAGCGTTTTTCGGTCCGGGGATGTGACGTTTCGCGCCGCCATGATGCAGACGGTGTTTGACCAGATTATGTTTGGGACGGGTAATATGTGGGCCGGGGCTGGTTTGGGACAATTGCCGCAATATAAATCAACGCCGCTTTGGGATTTTTGGGTCATCTTTGGCGATAACGGCAAGCCGGAAATGTGTTTTAGGCGGTTTCGTTTGTCGGCCAGTGCGGCTTTCCGCAAATGGCAACACCCGAAATTGGCCAAGATTGCCACCAAGTCGCCCGGATTGCGCCTGACGTTTTTATCTGCCGTTTGGCAACGGACGGGCGGGCGGCGCGGTGCTCCGGCGCTTAATAAACCGTTTCTTGAATATGTTATTGGCCTTGATGATAAAATATTTTTGGAAGAAAGCGGGTATGATTATATGCCCTTTGCGGTTGGGCGGTTCCATACCCGTCCCGGTGACGTGTACGGTATTGGTTCTGGCCATAAAGCCGCGCCAAAAGCTTATTGGATGAACCGGCTTTACGCCGCCACTGCGTCCGGGGCGGAAAAATCCATTGACCCTCCCGTCTGGGATATGAGCAACGGGGCGTTCCCGGATCATGATCGCCGGGCCGGGGCGGTGAATATGGGGACGTTTGAAGCCCTTGGGTTTTCCAATATCAGAGAAGTTTTTCAGACTTTGCCGCCGAGCGGTGATTTGCGGGCTGGCGAAGCTATGTTGAATATGGCCAAGAATGATATTCGTGAAGCGTTTTATATTGACTGGATGATGGACAGGAGCGGCGCGGGCCAGCGCACGGCGACAGAGGTTCTCGACCAACGAGATTTGCGGTTTAAGTCCTTGTCCGGCTTTACGGCGGATACCGAGAATAATCTGGCCGGGCCGATTATTGATATTACATTTCGCAAATTGGAAGAATACGGCGCATTTCCGCCCATGCCGGAAAGCTTGCGCGGCGATGTGCTTGATTTTGAATTTCGTTCGCCCTTGTCGGCGGCCATGGATCAGGGGGATGTGGAAAGTATTATTCGTTCCCTGGAACTGGCCCGCAATATTGGCGAGCTCGATCCGAGTGTCATTGATAATATTGACGGTGATGCCATGTACCGCCAGGGCGTTGGTGATTACGGGATGAAGCGGACGTTGAACCGATCCCCCGAGGATGTAGACGATATCCGACAAGCGCGCGAAGAAGCGGCCAAAGCGCAAGAGGAAGCCCAGGCGGCGGGTCAGGCGGCGGCGGCCCTGCGCGACAGTGCGCAAGGTCTGGCCAGTCTTGAAAATGCGGGGCTTGAAACTGCGGGGGCCGGACAATGAACCATCATAAAGTTTCAACCCCAAAGACGAGCAAAGAGCAGGTGGATTTAATCAAATCCGCCTTTGGCCCCGGCACTCAAGCCGCGCAAGCGGTGCTGGCCTATGCCCGGATTTGCGGCGTCGGTGAAATCACCCAAAAAATCGGCAGTGGTTATGACACATTTGAACGGGGCATGTTCGAAGGTCGGCGCAGTGCCATGATAGATTTAATGAATTTAGCGGGCATTGATCCGCTGACAGCTTTTAAACCTAATTCAACACAAACCCCAGAAACAGGAGATTAACATGAGCGAAGAAAATGCAGGCACAGGCACGGACGGTGGCGAGGGCGGCGGTACAGGCGGCGACGGTGCAAATTGGTATGATGGTGCCAGTCCCGAAAACATAGAATTTGCACAAGCCAACGGCTTTGCTGATCTGGACGCGGTTTTTACATCAACCCGTCATGCCCAAAGCCTGGTCGGGCTTGACAAAGGTCAAGTTTTGAAAGCTCCGGTCGGGGACGATATTGCCAGTGATGATTTTCAGGCATATTTCAACGCGGGCGGTCGGCCTGAAAGTGCAGATGGATATGGTGATCTGCCGGAGATCGAGGGCGTCGGTGGATTAAGCGAAGATCAGGTCGGGGCATTTAACAAAATGGCCTATGATGCCGGGCTATCGACGGCGCAACGTACTGCCATGTATGAAGGTTATGCCGGCATGGTTTTGGAAAACGGCGCGGCGGAAGATGTGCAGCTCAAGCAGTTTCAAAGCGAGGGGTTGGACAAGTTGCGTAAAGAATACGGGATGCAATTCGAACCCGCCATGCAAGCCGGGAAAGCCTTTATGGGAAAATATTTCGGTTCTGAATTTGTCGATGCCCTCGATGATACCGATCTGGGTAATGATCCCCGGTTGATCGGCGGGTTTATGAAATTGGCCAAGGAATATTCCGAACCGGGTGCCGGGGCTGGTACGGGCCGGGAAAGCGGAGAAATGACACCGGGTGAAGCGAAAGCGGAGTTGGCGAAATTTGAGCAGCAGTATGAGAAAGCTATACATATTGCTGATGACGCCAATCATGACTGGGCAATCAAAAGACGCCTTGAACTGATTAAGCTTGCCGACCCGGACGGGCAATAATTACGTCCGGGATAATTTGCATAACAGGAGATAAACATGCAAAACTTTCATACTAAACTATTGGCGGCGGGTGTTTCTGCTATTTTCTTTGGCAACACTGGGTTTAAACCAATGCATCACCCGCTTGATGACCAGGCCCTTTCTGATCTGATCGCGGACGAGAAAATGGGTATCGGAGATATTATCGCTGTTCGGGCGTTTTTGCCCTTGGACGGTATCCGGCTTTATAATTGTGATCCTCTTATTGTTGCGGGCCAGAGCGGTAATCCCGATAATTTGGGGCTTCTTGTTTGCGAGAACAAAAAGTTAAATAATAAAATTCCAAGCGATATTGGTGTCTTGGTTGAAACAGTCAAGCAAGCCCATGCCGAGGGTGTTTTCGCCAAAATTGGCCATAAAAAATCTGTTGGTGAAATCATGATTGGGCCAATGCAAGTGGTGCAATATGTGGCGACTGATCAGGGTTGGAAATTGATCACGGAAGATGAACCGCTTGCCGAGGACAGTGAGCAGGTGCAGGAGCTTCGCGATCAAATCGGTTTGTTAGCGGCTGAAAATAAAAAGCTGAAAGCAGGCGGCGGGAAAGAAAGCCCAGAGCTGGAAACCATGGCCAAAGAACGGGACGAGTTGAAAGTTAAACTTGACGCCGAGCGAGCGGGTGCAGTTGTGTTTTCGGACGAGCTTTCGAAATTAAATGATGAAATTGACAGTTTGAGGGCCGATCTGGAAACGGCTCATAAGGATTTGGAGACGGCGACCCAGCCAGATAAGCCCAAGCCTGATAAAAAAACTGCGCCCAAAAAACCAGCATAGCGCATGCCACCGGGGACGATGTCAAACACCCCCGGTCTACATGTGTGTCCGGCCTGTGTGTCCGGCCTGTGTGAGAAGCCAGTATTGGGTGAAAATCCTTTAGCTGGCCTATTTTTCAGATCACACGGGCCGGATTTTTTTTGTTTTTATTCCAAAACATCTTGACGGTCGCAAAAAAATGTGAATGATTCGTGGTTAACTGATGTGCAGGTAGTCCTGATATAGGGTCTGTACTGATAGTTGCTGTGACATAGGCTTAAATGTCAGGCGCAAGTCCGGAATGCTCCGGGGA